AGAATATATTGGTAGAATTTACATAGAAACCAAACAGCGGCCTAAATACATATTAAAGCGTAAGGGTTTTAAAAGTGAAATTTAATAGTAATGACAGGATATTTATATCAATCTTTCTTGGATTGGCGATTATATATACATTTCCTTTATTGACACATCAATCATTTTTCGTTGATGACTTGGGTAGGTCTTTATATGGCGGGTTGGGTTGGTCAGGCAATGGTCGCCCACTTTCCGACTTTATTTTCTATATCATTAATTTTGGAACCCCAATTATAGATGCTTCTCCGCTACCTTTAATGCTAGGGATAGTTATTTTAGCATTGGCACTATCCTGCGTCAGGGAAAAGCTGTTTGGAGATGACTACATCACAGCATCTCTTTGTTTTATGATGATTTTGGCAAACCCATTCTTTATTGAAAATCTATCATATAGATATGATTCATTAACAATGTGCATGAGTGTGGCAATATCTATTATCTCATCGTATGTCGCTTATCAATACAAGCCTATAAATATCATAATATCATCCATTTTAACCATTGCATTCCTTAGTCTTTATCAGGCTGCGCTGAATACTTACGCAATATTCTTGTTGGCCTTTATAATTTCAGATGTGGTTAAGAAAAACTCAATTTCAAATATCACAAAAAATACAGCATCTTCTGTCGCTGGTTTAATAGTAGGATATTTTGCCTATTCTTACTTTATTGCAAAAAGACTTGTAACAGGTTCTTACAATATCGAACATAGTAAGATTATAGAGATAAACTCAAGTTTATTTGAAGGGATAATTTCTAACGTCTTATCATTTTATAGAATGTTTAGCACGATCTTGAATGGCGATAATTACTTAATCTACTACTCGCTATTCTTTGCGCTAATCATTTCTTTGATAGTCATAGTTTTAAAAGTAATCAAAAGAGATGAAAATAAGAAAACAAAGTTCTTGCTAGTAGTTTTAATTTTATTAGCATCAATGTTTTTCATCATTGGACCAATGATTTTTCTAAAATCACCAATATACGCACCGAGGGTATTGATTGGTATGGGTGGCTTTATGTTTTTTTGTTGCCTATGCGTATTCTATGCTTTTGAAGATAAGCAGTTAATATCAAGAATATATTTTTCTTTTATTCTTTTAATATCAACAATATTTTCTTATGGTGCTTACAATGCCATAAATGCACAGTTTCAGCTTGAGGAAAGCATTGTAAATAGAATATCTCAAGACATAGATTATCTTGGATTTGGAAGAGACAAGAAAAATATAAAATTCATTGGCACAGAACCGTATGCATCAATAAATGAAAACATAGTAATAAAGCATCCTTTAATGAGAGAGTTAATACCACGCATTATTAACAATAATTGGATGTGGTCAGAGGTGTTAATGCAAAGAAATGTGTTCTCCAGAAATTACAGACTATATGACAAAGAGGTGAAACTTGAAAATGGGTGGAAAAAATCTGGTAATAACGTATACGATATTGGTGTTGTAGGGGAAACCATAGTTGTTAGGTTTAATTAGCTATAGAACATTTACCATAAAATAAAAATGGGTGTTTACACCCATTTTTATTACATATCTAAAGTGTTGCTAAGGTTAATCTAACTAATTCTCCATTGGTTTTTTTCACTAAAGCCTTTAAAGAAGTAGAATTATTTTCCCAATATGGCAAAAAACATGAGGAATCCTTTATAAAATCATCTGACGCGATGTCAGGGACAAATGGTATCTCTGCCCCCCTGCAATCTTTGTGGTTAACTTTTAATGATACAGCGTCAGGTGTGTTACCTGAAATAGCAGTAAGTTGAGTCCACGCTGAGCCAGAACCGGGCCCCCCGTTAATGTGGGAGTACAATGCTCCGCTATCTAAGGTCTTTGATAACTTATGAATCCGCAGTTTAATCGCTGCGCTATCATAGCCGAAACTATTAGCGCGGATATTACCTAACCCTTCTTCTGCCAAATTAGCAACATTAATTCTAGAGGGGTCTACCATCCCGGTGATACCGCTTACGGTAGAGTTAGGGGCGTCTATGGTTAGACCCTGCCCATCGGTTGAGCGGATCCCAATTAAACGTAAACCGTTCACACGGCAAGCCCCAGATATATAAATCTGATTAGCCTGGAAATCCTTAGTATTGGTGTCAATTATGGCTATATTGGTAAATACTGATTCATGGGTGAGTAGGTACGCGCCAGAGCCAGCGCAATCTTCTACGGTAATATTAGACACATACATGCCCTTACCATCCATACCAAAACCTACACCTAACGCCCCGCGAACCAGAAGATTATCAATCAGGTGATTTAGGGGTAACTGATGCAGTGGGTATTGGGTTATAGGGTAGTCCCCAGGCCTGTCCAACTCCGGATTCATGTCAGTGTCAGCACCTAAATCGAATCCGTCCCATACGGGGTAAATAACGACCGAGTCGCGGAATTGCAGATTATAGTTGCGAGAGGTTGTCGAGCCCACAGTACCTTGCCAAGTTTTAACACCACTCTCCCCAGCGCGATATGAAGTAAACCCAATAACTCCACCATCACGTTCAAAGCCACCATTATTACGTAAAAATTGGGCGCTACTTACTGATCCATAGCTGGTTCGTCCGCCAATGACATAGTTACCCTTACCCCAATCGCCGCTAAGGTTTTCGAAGGTTATAATGCCATCTTTACCTCCGCTTGGATTATTGGCGTCTACCATCTTGCAGAAGTGACACCCTCTAAACAAAAAACCAGCCATTAGACCGCTAGCCCGATGAACTTCGACCCCTATACATTCTCTAATTTCTAACGTAGACGTTATGTTTTGCCCTTTTGCATTAGGTGGGAGTAACGTTTCTATTCCTGGGAATTTAACGTAATCGCTTACGGTTGGCTGATACCCATCGGTTTTCGATTGTTTTAAAGTGGCAACGACCGCTGCGGCATCCGTTAGCCACTGATTGTCATCCGTCCAAGGCTTGATAACCCATGGTGTTGTAGTGCTTTCCATAAAAACCCCGGCAATGCGGGAACCTTTGCCTAATTTCGTAAAAATAAGATTTCCATCTCCTATAAACTTAGCTTTACATTCTATAGTCAGAACCTTACCACCAAAATCAACTTTCTCTCCATTATAAAAATGATAATCAACATCGATAAGAAGGCCATCAACCGCAGCAGATGCTGCATCCTGCAATGTTGGATACTCTGATAATTTTACTGAATACTTAAATTTTTTATCAGCTTCTATTGAATATTGATCTGGATCGTACTTCAATACGTTAGCAATATAGTCAACCTGAGAACCATTGGCATCATAGATAGCCATGCTATGACCCTGAACGGTGACAATTTTCACCAGTTGGCCGTTGTATACGATTTTACCGGCTGCGTTGATAATTAGCGGCTGAGCAATCTGGACGTGAGAGCCATCCTCATTTTCAATGTATACGGGTATCTGATTGGCAGGATTAACCGGATCGGTATCAATCTGACCAATGTAAATTTTCCCATTAGCAACAGCTTTAAACGAACGGGATTCAGTGAAGATGGGACGAGGGTTAGAAACAACTACGTTTGCAGTGATATCTGTCATTTAATGTGCTCCAGATGCAAGGAATCGCCGCAGCGTGGCTACGGCAATGCGTCATTAAGACCACGGTGGTCTTATTGTGGATACAACCAGTAGATCATATGATGCCGATCCACTTACAAAAGTGAGGCATCAGAAATGGGAAGAGATGACCCGCAATTTAATCTGCGGCTACCTTACGAATTAAAGGAAAAGCTGAAACAGCGAGCTAAATCGAATGGCCGCTCACTGAATGCTGAATTAGTGCAGATAGTTACCGAAGCTATATCTAAACCATCTCCAGTATCAGGTTATCGCGACGAAGCAGAGCGCATTGCTGATGAGCAGTCCGAACTTGTTAAGAAGATGGTGTTTGATACGCTGAAGAGTTTGTACAAAAAACCCACCTGACGGTGGGTTAATTTTTGCATTTACCTGGGCCATATTGACTACTTATAAAATGAGATCAATATTTAATCACCCAATAACGGGTGTATGTTGAGGTATATCATGGCGAAAAAACCAGGTGAAAACACAGGAAAAAACGGCGGAATATACCAAGAAGTTGGCCCGCGCGGCGGTAAGAAAGACAATTTTGCCACCGTCAAGGACAACGAAAGGCTTCCACCAACAACAAAGCCAGGTCATGGCTGGGTATTAGATAAGCGAACTCCAGACAGCAAAAAGTAATAATCAAGCCGGGTCACTCCGGCTTTTTGATATGTCGCTCGCAGAACTCAACAAGCCTGCTCATTAAGTAGCAGTAAGTCTCGTTGGCTCTTCCTGATTCAACATCAACACCGACCCTTGAGCAGATATCGAATGCCATGTGAGCGCACTCATGGGCAATAGTAGATAGTTTGCCATTGAACACGCCTATCACATGCAAAACACCATTCTCGCTGCTCATTGTATGAGACGCTCCGTTGGCATCCGAGTCCTGCACGTCCACACCAAGTTTTTGATGCAGGCGTTGCCATTCTGGAAAGTCTCTACAAAACACAATTGTACCGCTCTCAAAGAGCGGAACGAGCATCTTTGGTACGTTTCCAATGTTAACTTTTTTCATGGTATCCTGCACAAAACTAAGGAGGTTGGCGTGTTAGAAATAATAGTATTCGTTCTTGGCATAGCCTGTTGCGCACTCTATGCAGAGTTAGTTGCCCTCAAGAAAAAGGTTAAGGCATTAGATCACCAATATGAAATTGATGCAAAAATTGAGCGATTAACGGAAGAGAATACACACTTAAAAAATTCCATAAGGACACTAACTGATGACAACTACAAACTGTCCAATGCACTGGCTAAGTGGGAAATAGTAAGTTATGAAAGAATGACGGACATGATTTTTTCGTCTTATATGGCTACAAAATCTCCTGAAACATCAGGAAAAGGAATAATTGCAGCTATTGAAAAGAGAATTAAATAGCCATCCATGGCGTTTAATCACTGCTGTGTTGCCTGGTTAGCCAGTAGCGGCCTTACAGCCGTAGCAGCCTGATTCAGTGCTCGCTCATATGCAGGCGTACCCGGCTTGGTGTTAGCCAGCCTGAGTAGCATATTTCTTACTGGCTTGCTCTCATACACCCTCATTGCCAGGCCATACCCGACTTCTGCTGCGAGTGACTTCCCTAAAGTAGGTATTGCCGCGCCTAACCTTACCGGATTTGCCAGCGCCTGCCCTGTCTGTGTGACAACATTTGCCGAGTCGGACCTGGCTGTTTGTCTCAGCACATCATGAAGCGCATCAAGTTCCTTCATGTGGCGGCTGCTGAAAATGGTGTTGTAAATCTCACCTCCTGATTGCGCTTTTAATTTGTTTACTTCGGTTATGAACTTAGCTGGAGAATCGCCAGTTTTTTCAGCAATCTTGCTGATGTATGCAGCTCGCATCGCATCCTTGCCTTTGCCATCCAGGGCGCTCCATATGCGTTTCACGTCTGAAGGTTTCCTGCTGTATACGACGCTATTAATTAGCTCAGGAGTAGCTTCATTGCTGGCCTTGTTGAGTTTGTTTGCGATGTTCTTGTTCAGAACCTTGTTATAGACATTTGCATAATCTGAATTGGCTTTCAGATATGCTGCCGCGTCCGACGCGCCAAGGCTTTTCCCAACGGCGTTTCGCAAATCACGACTCATTGCGTTCTCCACCATGATAGTGGCTGCCTTGGCCTGATTAGGGAATACCATCGAGTCACCCTGAACGTTAGAGCGAAACGCCGTTCTGTGCTGACGCAGAAGGTCAAATGTCATATCCAGATCGGTTGCCGGGTTGATGATTTCATCACGAAGGCTGCGCAAAGAAGACAAGAGGTTCTTATTCGCTGAAGAACCGAGCCTTTCTTGTCTTGCAATTGCTGTATTCAGCGCATTCATCGTGTTAGAGGTATCAATCGCTGCGTTTCCCATCTTGTTTGTAACATCGTTGATAACCGCCCCGGCTGCATCCTTTCTTCCTTTCAGCGTTCTGGTTAGGGACTGCACAACATCATCAGGATTGTATTCTCCAAAGCGGTCCAGATAATTACTTACCAGTTTGCTGCGGGTAGCGTATTGCTCTGCTCTCTTGCTGCCAGTGCCAAGGATTGCCCCTTCACCACCCTGAACCAACCCCTTTCCAAGGGCTCCCATTTCGTTAACCGGGCGTGCAATATCCGATGTCATGGGGGTTATACCCATGCTTTCTGCGGTATTGATTAGTTGCTTTGCTTCTGGCGCAATCGTTCCTTTTACCGCAGTTATGCCCCGCCCAATCCCTTTTGCTACAGCAGATAAAGCTCCCTGAGCGCCAAGGTTGATGGCGGCGTTCTTTGCAACGTTACCAGCAAAATCACCTTGCTGATTAGCGGCCTCAGCGACTGAACCGATAGCCATATTCCCCGCCACGCCAGCGCCGGGAACAAGATATCCACCAATTGTTTCGCCCGCCTGTGCGTAAGGGTCTGTTGGGCGATCAACTGGGCGATATACGTCATCCAGCACTTTCGGGCCGCCTAAACCCTGGCTGATAGCATTAATCAGGCTGGCGCCGCCCTGCAATACATCAAACGGGATATTTACGATCCCACGCCCAGCCTGCTCTGCAATCTGTCCTGCTGACTGGCCGCCAGTGAGGAAGTCACCAGCCCGTTGCATCAGGGATTGCTCAGGCTGCTGTGGTTCTTCCTGCTGTGATGATTGTTGCTGAGTTGTCGGCACCGGATACGCAGCATAGAAAGCCTGTTTAGCCTGCTCAGCCTGATCGCCTGCCTGAGGTGCAACCACTTCATTGAAGTATTGCTCCTGAGCCTGTGCCTTCTGTTCTGGTTCCAATGCCTGATATTGCTGAGAGGCAATAACGTCTTTCCATGCATTAGCCATTAATCACCCCATAGTGAAGAAAAGTTACTTCCAGCAGGAGATTGTTTCCCTGGCATATTCTGCACCGGCTCCTGATAATCAAACTGTTTTTTAACAGTGCTCAACTTGCTTTCAAGCTGATTTCTAATCTTTCCGATAGATTCACGAAAAGCCTTTTCACTCATTTTGGGGCTTAGGGCACCAACCGCATCGGATAATTTTTTACCCTCAGCATCTGAAAGAGCGCCCATCCCCTTCAGTGACTGCACCATAGGAAGGAAAGTTTGAGCTTTAAAGGTGTCGAGTCTTGCTTCAAAGTTAGCCGCATCAGAGCCAGGAACTGTCGGAAACGCTGAGCGAATGCCTACTGCTTTTGAAAGACCGGGGCTTTGCTCTATCTCGTTGAGAGAATCAAGCGCAGTGCTGAACGTATCAACAGCTCCCTGAGCGGCGGCCTGTCTGTCAGCGCGAGCTATTTCAGCCTTCTGACGAACATCAGCTTGCTTCTGCTTAAGCTCATCAAGTTTTATCTGGTTAGTCTCTCTGGCAATTTGACGATCGAGAACCTTATCCTGTAATTCGGCCCGCTGAATTTCACGCGATAGCTCCGCGTTCTTAGCGCTGATGTTTTGCCCGCGAACGGTGATATCTTGCCCGCGTTGCTGAAGAGCTTCTCCAGCCTGATTGCTGCGGATTGTTTCAGCCAGCCTGCCTCGGTCAATCTCACGGCCAACCATCTTATCCTGAACAGCAAACGCCTTTTCTGGCCCAAGCGCACCGAGAGACATCGTAGTCAACATGTGTGATAGCTGTTCTGGATTCTGTACTCCAGTCTGTATCATCCAGTCTGGATTAGCGCCAACACGGTTTAACCTGTCCTTGTTATCAGTAATGAATTTACTGTAGGATTCCGGCCCCTGAGAAAGAGCGACGTTAGCCTTCATAGCCAAATCGCCCATATCGTTACGCTGCTGCTCATTAAGACCGGAAAACGCCTGCTGTGCCTGCGCAACAAACGCCGGGTTTTCCTGAGCAAACTTAAACAGGCCAGACGGGTCGCCAGTAGCCCATGCGTTGGCATGAACCTGGTTGAATGCGTTTAGCGCTTTCTGTTGCTGTTCCTGCTTATAAATATCAGCAACGCCAGCCAGACCACGCAGCCCTGTTAAAGCCACATTATTAGCGCCTGAGCGAGCCAAATCATTGTTTTCGCGAATCAGGCCAAGCGTTGCGTTAATGTCGCTTGCCTTTGGTGCATTTTCATTTTGCGCGCCAATGCCAGCCAGAAAACCACCAGAATTAATACCCTGTTGCCACGTAGCCATTGATTACCCCTTAAAACAAAGAACCAAGCAGACCAATACCACCACCGATAGCCGCTCCCCATGGGGTTGACATTGACAAAGCATTGGCTATTCCACCACCTAACAATGCACCGGAGGCAGCACCACCAACAGCAGATTGCATAGCTGATGGCCTGTTGGCATTTGCCGCTGCAAGAGCCGCGCTTTGCTGTGAAATCTGGCTCATATTGTTGGCATATGTCTGTCCGGCGTTTGCCTGCCCCTGAAGCGCACCAAGACCAATATTTGCCAGGTTCTGATAGTTATTCATCTGACCTGACAGCCATTGCTGACCAAGTGTTGGGGCGATTGCTGCAAGCTGGTTACTGGTCGCTGTAGAACCCAGGCCACCTGTTGCTTCTGCCGCTGCCAGATTCTGATAGCGAGCCTGCCCTGCAAGGTCCTGGTATTGTTGGGAGTTATAGTAATTATTAAGCGCCTGCCCCTGACCTTCGAGAGACGATAAACCTTCAAGACTGCCGATATACTTATCTGCCAGAGGAGTAAACGGCTTCAGGTTGTTCATGATGGTGTTGAACTGCTGGTTTTGCAGGTCTGCGGCATACTTTTGCGCTTCTGCTGCATACTTTGCGCTTTTATCTGCGCCACCTTTTCCGCCTTTCCCAGGGAAAAGAGGTTCCTCACCGCGCAGTTTCCTGCCCAGCGTAAATGCATATAACATGTTTATCTCCCGTGATTCAGGAAGTCGATTAGTTCTTCGCGTGTGGCGGCGTAAAACGTCACGTCATCCACGCCTTTGAAGTATTTCTTGATGGTTCCCACACGCTTAAGGCCAATCATTGCGCAGTACATCTGACCGTGGCGAAATTTGCGTGCAGCAAATGATGTAACGCACTGAACGGTGGTATTGGTGAGAATGTATCGCCAGAACGCCAGTCCTATTTCCTTACTGAATCCGCGAATCTCAGGCAGGTACATGGCGTGGCAGTCAAAGGTCAGCGGCTGAATCTCGTTGTAATACACGATGCCACCGAACTGACCATGTACGTTCACTTCGAAATAGCGGCACTCAGGCTTGTAGTCGTATCCGTCACCGTTGTTGCTTCCGGCAATGATGTCGGGATGGTTGCCGACCATTTCTATCAGGTCGATGTTTCGGGTGGGAGTGAATGTAATCATCAGTTGATTAATCCATGAGTACGTATTGCATCTTCGAGAGCTTTGATACGCTGTCGCGCCTGCTGCAATCCGGTAGCCATAGCTGATACCTCAGACTGCGTATATGTGGCACTGACCGTGTATGCCTGGTTAGCGTTGAATGCACCGAGAAGTGCTGTTCCGGTTGCTGCTGTCCATCCTGCCTGTCGCGCACCGATAACTTTAGTGCCGCCAACTGAATAGGACGTTGTCACGTTGAGAGGTGACGCCAGCGATTGAGAAGCAGTTGCTGACTTCGATACGTAATCAGCCTGCAATGAAGAAATAGTGCTTTCAGCAGCCGTAACCCTACCATCAAGAGCACTGACATCAGCCTGCAAGGTGACTATTTTGCCTTCAGCCGTGGTTAGTCTGACATCCAGTACCGCAATTGCATTGGCATTTGCAGTAATACGTATTTCATGGTCGTCTACGTCAATGCGTAACTGTTGAATTCTCTCTTCGTGGTCTGCAAGCTCAACATCCTGCTCATCGTTCTTTACCTGCGCGTCATAGGCGCCTTGCCCTGCTTCGTTTGCCTTTCCCGCAATAGCGCCAACGTCAGTCCCCTGCGCGATTACGTAGAGCAGATAGGACCGGCTGAAGACGTTGCGTGGGAGGATTGAGGCATCAAGACGAGGAGCCTGAATGATGACGGGATTATTAAGTGACGGGTCTGCCATATTTTACTCCAGACGAATTTGACACCCGGATAGTGTTACTGGTGATTTGGTGATTACCCGCAGTTTGAATCCAATTAATCGACGAATGCGCCCAACACGTTTCCAGATAACACGCTTGTCGTACACAAACGGCTCATTTTGTTCAATCATCTGTTCGCGACCGTAATTGATTCCGTCTGTGGTTGCAGACAGAAACAGTCGGTCAGCATATTGAGCAACACCAGTGGATGATTCAACCTCAAGGTCGAAGCATCTGGCGTTATCTGCCTTGAAGAGGGGTGTAAACAGCAGATGTTCTTGCTGCTTGTCGTACTGACTACTAATGTCGAATTGCAACTGCCCTGTCACTGCTTCTGATTTATCGCCGCACGTTATCTGGTTGCCTTCGTACATGAAGTCGATGGCGCGATAAACATCGTCGTATAAACCTGTTTTCAGTACGCACCATTGCGGCCCGTTCTGGCTTGATGAGGCATCGTAAACCAGCACATGACGCGGGAGATGAATAATTAGAAGCTCATGAGAATCGAAGCGCAAAGTTTCCATTATACCCGTCGCCAGTTCTTCAGCTGTGTATGAGCGGATAATCTTCTCAATACTGGCGGTCGCAATTGGTGAAGCCTGCCCTAACCCGATGATGTAGACGGAAGGTGCGCCAGTAGCCGGATGACTGATAAAGGCGTATGAATCAGCGAACGGCGTTTTGCAGTATGTTCCGGCAATACCCTTCTGCACCATTAGAGATGGCTGAGCAACGTAAAGCGCTGCGCCTGCTGTGGTTGTTCCGGTAAGCGAGAAATACTCTATCGTCGACGAGCCAAAGCAGACGATGTAATCTCGCCATGAACCTATCCCAATTATCCCGTCCGGCTGCGATTCTGCGCGATATTCTGCACTGTAGCGGTCAGGATGCGATTCATCTTCGAGGTCAGTGATAAACCATGAATCAGTGCCGTCTTTTGACCACGCATAACGCCCACGTAAGCGCGTAATGTCGCGCACTGAACCTAACTCATATTGCGTGAATCCGCTGTCTGCAGGCCAGTTTGAGACGGTTTTAACCGTGCCATCATAGCGGTACTCGACCAGTTGACCATTAACGCCTACCGCCTGTGATGTCCGACCATGTGCCATTGATACGCGACCGCTTCCGGCTACATCACCTACTACGGTTTCCCCTTTGTAGAGCTTACTGCCTAAAACGCGATATACAGCGTTCTGAGCGGTGTTGTATTCAACACCACGCGATATACCATTTACATCGTTGCGCTTCGCTATGCCGGGGAATGAGCGTAAATAACCCGATGAGTTGAGGACTTCTTTCGGTGTGGCCAACATATTGATTGGTAGGTAATCAATGTAGTCGGCATTCTTGAAGTCTTTACCCATTCCCTTCATCATGGGGAGTTGTTGAATCGGCATTCTGCTCTCCGGGGAAATAATGCCATTCGTTCAGATTGGCGAAACTATTACCGCTGCCTGTTGGCATGCGTGACGGGTAAGGAGCTCTTTTTGCTCTGGCGATGGCGGTCTGCTTATAGAGAAGCTCCTTCCCATATTTAGCGGTTGCGATAATTTTGGCGGTAGCCTCAAGCGCATAATCCGGAGCAATTCTGCAAGCCAGATTGTGGAATACTGCGCTGATTGCGCTTGAGCGAAGACCGTGGTCGTCACCTTCGGCTGGCGGGTTATCATCATCTGAGAATACATACCCGGTAACAATGCCTTTCCCGTCCTGATACCACTCAGCCATCATCGCTTCAAGGTCATCTACGGCATCCTGCATAGACTGTGGCTCAACATCAGTGAGAGTTGCATCTGATGCTACACCAAGCTTACGCAGCGCCGCCCTGACCAGATCGCCTTTAGTCTTTATCTGCATCGCTTTCCGCCTTAGGCTTTGGTCCTGGCTTTTTGCGTTCTTTGGTTGCCGGTTCTTTCGGTCGCAGGCTTAGCAGACGATTCAACACATCATCTGCCGTGTGGCCGTCCCATTCCTTGCCAAACTCAATTTCCGTGCCTTTAGGCAGATGTTCAATTTCACTCGCTGGGAGGTGGTATGTTACCGCGCCTTCTGGGGTGTCGATGCCAGCTAACACCCATCCATCCCATTGCTCGCCGTCATGATGCTGAAAGCTCCACCATGCGCTTTCGCGGAAGGCATTCATTAGTGTTGAAAACAGGCGCACTCGATGTGCATATAGTTCGTTAAAGGTGTGGTATCCATCAGATACTTCACCCATGTCTTTCTTGACCACGCCTGAATCGCCGATTGGCTCGTCATTAGTCTCCGGCACCTCATTTGGATGCCTAACCCAACCATCGGCAAGGTGATCTTCTACGTCGCCGTCATCGACAACTTTAACCTGAACTTCCTTGCCCCATACCTTCGTTCCACGACCCTGCTTATATAGCATTACACCCATGTGTCACCTCAAATAAGAAAGGGGCCGAAGCCCCTGTTAGTTACGCAGTCTGACCAGGCAGGCCAACACCGATTGCTTCCGGTCGTGTCGCGTTTACGCCGTACCACAGCGCAATACGGCACAGGCCGGACAGGGTGGAAATATCCCCCTGCGTAGCGAAGATACCGTTCAGGCCGACATCCGGGATGCTGAATGAGGTAGTTTTCATACCTGCAAAAAGCTCATGGTTGGCCGGAATCGGCTGAGACACAATACGGATGGCGTCATCAGCCCAGAACACGTTGGTACGGGCATCCTTAACGTTCAGGATGTTCACCGCCATTGCATCAGCCAGTGAGGTGTTAACGTTAGCGTAGGCGCGTTGCTCAGGAGAAAGAGAAACATCATCCAGTGCTACAGGCTTCGGCGTGATTTCAACGTGAGTACCATCAACAACGCGAACTACGGAGAAAGTCGCGTCCTGCGCCAGTACGTTCTTAGCCATCTGACCAAGGAACTTCACGCCAGTAAACGAAATTTTGTCGCCGCGTTTCAGGCCGGTAGTTGCAGACAGGGTGACGGTAGCAAAACGGTTATCAACGTTAACTTTGTTGCCATCGTTATCCAGTTGCCATGCGACAGGCTTGAAGGACTGCGCACCGGATACAGTGATGCCAGTTGCAGTAGATTTGGTCAGCACAGGAAGTTTCGGAGAGCGCAGGACATCATCGAAGCCAGCAACCTGACGCTGGATAGTGCCATCGCGGTACGCTTCTTCAGGAATGCGCCCAAAGATATCGCGCTTAGTCAGGTCATAACCCGCCTTTTTGTAGTCCTGCGGGTTGAAGAAGTACGATGTCCCCATGTCGCGGTTAAGTTCGCGGGAGAACATCAGTTCTTCTGCATCGGCCACAAAGTTCCATGCGTCTGCGGTATTAGTGCCGATAGCATCCGGCGAAGTGATAACCAATGACCCCATCTCGGCGGCCATGTTTGCGACTTTCAGCTCAACGTTATTCGCCAGCTTGCGAGCGGCGGACTGGATGCGGTGACGATACGCAGTCTCGTCTCGCAAGTCATCTGCGCGTAACTGGAAGAAGTCGTTATCCGGCTCTCCCATGTTTACCGCGACGTTAAGCTCCAGTAACCCTGTCGCTTTATCAGTTAAATCCCAACCCTCCTGAGTGGGGGACTCCTGCTCTACAGGCATCCAGATGGTATTGCTGGAGCGCTGCATAGAAGAAGCAGGCGGGGTGTATTTCTTGGCTTTCTGCGCCATTGGAGTGATTGCGGAGATGGTGTCAATAATCTCATCCACCGCCAGTGTAACAATTTGACCTTCGTTCAAAGCCATTATCGGATTCCTTTAAGTTTTGCCTTTAGCTTGCGGTAGGTTTCCACATCGCCCTTGCTCGCAGCTGCATCCATCTGTTTACGAATGGCATCTTTATTTGCTGCGCTGACATCACCGGTAATCGGCTGGTCAGCAGGGGGGGCGGAAGAGATTTGTTTACCGCGAGGCTTGAGAGTTAAGCGTTCGGATAGTCGAGTTAGTTCAATCAGCGCGGACTGCCCATCCATCGCCAGTAACTGGCGGGCTTTCTCCGGGTTTGCACCCAGGTGATACATGAGCGCGGCGGACTTCTCCGGGAACAGGCGCATAATGTCGGCCCCAACCGCAGGCGGAACCAGTTGCATAAATGCGTCTTCTTTCTCCTGATAGTCAGGGATATTGAGCTTTTCCGCCGCGTCATAGTGTTTGCGGGCAGCTTCGACGTATTGCGCTGATTGCTGGGTAAACTCCTGAGTCTTGCGGCCCTGTTCTGCTACGGCATTGCTGCGGGCGTCCTGCGCTTTCATTAGCCATTCGGTATTAGCAGCATTGAAAGCGGCAAGCGCACGGCTGTTGTCATAGTCATATTTGGCCAGGCCTTCTTCTGACAGATAGGCATTAATATCCGGCTGAGGTGGAAGGTCAGGGTTTACCCGTAAACTCTCCGGCAATTCTCCGCGTTTAACTGCTTCCATCTGCTGCTCAAGCTCGCGCTGTCGTTTGCGCTCGATGCGGCGGCGGGCGAATTCTGCGTTCTTTGCCGGGTCTTGTTTTGGTGCTGTCTCATCGTCCTTCAGGACAATCTCAAAGCCCTCTTCCTGACCTGCATTGTCGTTGGCATTATCGACAACTAAGCTATCAGCAGATGCCGCTGCATAATCGCCGGACAGGGTTAAGTCTTCAGTTGCCTGAATTTCGGTGGTTGGTTCCATGATTAACTCTCTCTTATTGAGGTGTCTCGGCTACACTGCCGGAAGGTTGATTTTGTCTCTGCGATTGCAGGATATTGGCAATGTCCATTCGCTGCTTGTGCGTCTGTTCATTGCCTTTAAGGAGTAACTCAGCATTTGCGCGAGCGTCTTCGCTGCGGTCCTGCTGGAATGAAGCAACGGTTTTGAGGAACTCTCTAAACTCGGACTGTTTATTGAGATCCATATTGTTGAATATTTCTGCGATTTTCGCAGCGTTAAGTTGGTTTTGAGCTTCGACTTTAGCCGCGTCGATTTGAAGAGATAGCGTCTGATTCTGCGCTTTAGCCAGTTCAGCCTGACCTTGCAACAGCACACCCTGCGCCTGAACCATTGCCGGGTCTTGCTGTCCTTGTTTGGCCTGCTGCGCTTCGACAAACCATTGCTGCTCTTCAGGTGTTTCCGGCTTCTTAACGCCCATCTGAATAAGTTGCTTATTGGCATAGTCACGCATCATCTCGACACCTTTACCATCAAGCAGGGTGAAGTACTGAAGCAACAGCAGTTGATATTCTGGCGTTCCCTGTGGCGTCTTGCCGAGCAACTCAAGAATTTCTGCGCGGTTTTGCTGCTTCATGGACTGGAATGATGGTCCAACATCCGTGTAGCATTCATAGCGCCCCCTGATATCGTTCAGTACCTGCCGCTCACCAGTGGCAAGGTCAACAACCTCATCCATTAGCTGAACCTCTTTTTCACTGCCATCCTCAAGGGTGATTGTCACGTTGCGAGGAACATCGTAGATGTCATTAACTATCGACTGGTAAATCTCACCGTCACGGCGCATAGCGGTAGCCAGATTATCCTGAAACACGTATGTCTCAAGGTCAGCCCGCATATTGAGTTGGTTTACGGTATCGAATGCAACCTGATTACCATTAACCGACCCAGCATCTACACCAAGAGTGGCAACCTCTTTTACTGCGCTGGTTGCAGCTTCCAGCATATAGGCATTGGCCTGTGGAACTTCCGGATTTTCATAGTATGCCAGCGGCTGAGTTGGCATTTCTCCGTTGTTCTCATCCGTGCGATTGAGCAGGTAATACGGGTAATCGTCGTTACCGTCATACATATGCTCAAAGCCTGCAATCTGTTCAGGCCAGAAGAACGGCTTCTTCTTCGGAGTACGGGCCACGATGTCGGCGTTGAACGACATAATCATGTTGCGCAGACGCTGACCGTCTTTTGTCAGGCGGACGACACCCTCATACACTTCTTTATCTTCAACGAAGCCCCACTCGCCGAATACCGGAACAATGGGGATATGTTCGCCAGCAATGAGCTGCTTGTCTTTGAGTACAGCGGTGCAGGTGATAATTGATTTGTATACCCGGCGACGCTTAATCTGGCGCTCTGCAATTTTGATAAATCCACTATCAGCCAGGTCGTCGATGACGTCTTTAATATCGCGCTTAAAGTAGCTTACCGGCTCACCCGTAACCGGGTCTTGGTAGATAAACGCCGTCTCTTTCTTCTCGACCACTTCGTAAAACTCAGCGATCTGAATTGTGTCCTGCGTCAGCCATGGAAATACCCAATCGTTGGGGTTCTGGAATGATGGAATATCATCAGCATCGAGGTCGTATTTTTCTGCGAAATCCTCCCAACCATTCTGGCTCATTGAGTGGATAACTGTGCAGTGACGGGCGTCAGACTTGTCCATCAGTTTGCTGTTGCTGTCCCAGATAACATGGGAGCAGGCACTATGGATAGGCTCTCGACGGATAACCTGATTGTTGCTCGTCGAACTTTGATCTTCGTAGTCAGTGACCAGACGCCACGCACCTACGCCAGATTCAATCTGCTCACGAACAGCGACGTTGACCGCGATTTTTGCCGTATTGTGTCGCATGTCTGTGCGATACATGCCCATTAGCACATCAGCAGCGTCAGGACTTGCTCCATCCTTTGGACGATACAGAACATCAACAGGGTTCTGACGCATCTCAGAAACGAGCTTGCGCACCACTGGACGTACAACATCGAACTGCCCGCGATACTGCAGGGTTGTGTATTGTGATAGCCAGTCATCCCACTGAGATACGCGGGAGAAGAAGAGATCATTCTTGGCCTCCCTTCTGGCTTCATCGCTGGCTGTCCAGTCCGCATCAAAGCGCGACAGGATACTCTCCAGCCTGTTTTCATTGTCGGCCATTATCGTCCTCTGCGTACTGGTCTAATCGGTGCGGGGATTTTCTTTTCTTTCGGATTTCTGATATCGCGCATCATCCTGGCGAAGCGGCGCATCATGTAGCCGTAGCGAGTAGCATCGAGCACATCATCGTTGGTCTTGACAATCTTGCCGTTCTCATCGCGATGATATAGGCGGAACTCTTCAAAAAATGGTTCGCATGTGTTGAATACTTTGAATCTTCCTTCAAGCATCAGGTCACGAAGTTCACTAATGCCTGACTCTACTGAGTTACCGCCATCCGAGAACGTTGCGTGTTCGGGAAGCATAGAGAACCCGGCGTCCGCATATTGGGTTTTAAGTTGCTCACCACCGCCCTTTTCGTGTTGGTGACCGTCATGAGGCCACGCGACAGGTATTTTGTTAGCCCACGACTTAACAGCACCCCATGCCTGAACGGCAGTGTTCTCTGATTTCTTCCATACACGCGCCAGATAGAAAACATCTGCGTCTTTGTCCCACCAAAGCTGAATGTGAGCTTGCGGGTGGTTCCAGCCGAAGTCCTGAGCGTCGATAACATAGAAGTGATCGGGACACTCAAACGGCTGGCACTTAATCGCCTCTTCCGGTATCTGGAATATTCGACCGCTACCCATCGTAGGAATACCGCGAGCACGCGCCTCTCTCTCATGCTCAGGATAGGATGCGATGATTTGCTCTTTCTGCTCGTCGGTGTAGTGCTCAGCGTCATAGATGGTCATGTTGACCACTTTCTGCGACTTACTGGGATTCTTCAGGAACTTGGTAACAACGTCAGACATCCCCATCAGCGGGGTAAACGTCAGAATTGAGAATTGCCCGTATTTGTTGGTACGGGTAAGACCTTCGCCATAGATGCTATATGGCGGCTCTTCGTCAAACCAAACGCCGTGAATTGTGTCGCCCTGCCAGCGGGCGCGGCCCTGTGAGTAAGGCTTGAAGTAGCATATTGAGATGCCATCTTCGACGCCTTCTGGCGTGTGGTGCTTAACAAGAAGGTGATCAACAAGATTAGGGAAGAATGGTGACTTCTTCCAGCTAATGATGTCCTCTTTCGGGATTGACCCATAGCCAGGTTCATCATTCTCTTCGATACGACCGCACAGGATGCGTTGAGTCGTTTTGGTTACAGTCTCGTTTGTTTCACCGCCAATCCAGAAGACAACTGGCTCATAGAAACGCTTACCTTTCCACTCTCCGCCATATTTACCATCAGCCGGATAACCTTTCGTTCCTGGGTATCGCCCGGTAAGGTGAAACGCGACTTCAGCAGCGCCAGTAAATGACTTACCAAGCTGGTTACCAGCCATAAAACATCGCTCTGGATAGTCATGACCTGCGTCGATGAACTCACGCTGTTTGCTGTATGGCGCAAACTCATATAGCAAGTGTGTATTTCGGTAGTTCTCTTCTTCTTCGAGTAGCTCGAGCAATTCGATTTGCTCTTCGTCGCTCAGGCTATCAAGAATCGCGTCCAGTTCCACGGTTGAATAGCTCCTTGATACGAGAGCGGCGCTTATCGCGATCTCCCTTATCAGGTGTCACGTCTTCAACTTGCGACTGCTCTTTGAGGCCCAAATCGCGGGCGATGATGTTAGCGTTGAGAAGATCAGCGGCTGCGCCGGAGAATTTTTGGTCGTAGATGATTTGCTCTGCTCGCGTAACGACCTCAGATAAGTCTTCTCTCACCCTGTATTGTCGCCATGTCTCAAGCGTCACATCGAGGAATAGCGTTAGCCCTGTGATGGTCATCGCCCTCATCTTGGCGATAGGCTCTTGTGTAACTTCTCCTTGATATGAGAAAGCCTTCATCTCCCATAGTGGGTTAGCCTCCACCCACTCGAAGTATTCACAACAAGCAGCCCACAGCGCCTCAGGCGACTCGAATTTCGGGTTACGCCCATGACTACTGCGGGCCTCCCAGAATCGGTTGCCCTTTGGTGCTGCCATAAGTTAACCTCCTGATGTTGTTGCGATAGTCACGTTAGCAGAACCATCGAATGACGTTGAACCTGTGACAGCGCCGGTTAGTGTGATAGTGCGAGCAGTAGATAACTTATCCGCCGTCTCTGCATTCGTTACTGAACCGCTTGCAGAAGTGTACTTAGCTTCAAATGCTGTCTTGCTCATATAGAGCAGCTCGCCGTACTGGCTCCGGAACAGGTATCCGCCAACCTCTGGCTTGAATACGGCTACTGTTTGCGCTGACATGTACTGGTCAGCATACGGGCCGTCGAATTCTGCGTTTGCACTTCCGTCATTAGCGTATTTGATAGCTTTAATCGGAAGAGCAGACACATATACACCGTCAGCATCTTTGTAGAGAGGCCATGATGGCGTGAAGTTTGGGTTTGCCATTACTTGGCTCCTTCTTTTTCTGGTTCATGAAAGAACGGCAGGAAGTGACTGAACATTCTGTCAAGCATGTAGCAGTAGGTTTCGTTTGCGTCGCCAGGATGAGTGGTTACACCAACATCTCGGCAGACATAAAATGCGACGTGAGCACATTCATGAACCAGTGTGGCAGCATTTCCATTGAATACCCCAAGCAGGTAAAGGTTCTCGCCTGTTTCGGTATTGCAATATGACTGTGTTGCCCCCGCCAGCACCTCATTCCCGCCGCTATCAACTCCAAGATGAATACAAGCCTGATCCCACTCTTCCTTTGAACGACACAGGTAGACATTGGCGCTATGGAACAATGGCACGAAGAACCGGGGAAGTTTAGGCCACTTCGTCTTTGCCATTCGTTATGCTCCGGTAGTGAACAGGTCTAACGCTTCCTTCGATTTACGCACCGCTTCGATAGTGCGGGTCGTGATATCAGAATTAGCGCCGCCTGACTGAAAGTGAATTTTGAATAGCTCAAGCTTCAGTTCGTCCGTGCCGATGAATTGAAATGCTTCTTCTGCGGCTGCGTTCTGGTTCATGACCAGTTTGTAAATCTCTAACTGGAATTTCTGTTCTTCAGTCATGGGAATAATCTCTGCCATTTGTTGGCTCCGTTTATCCGTTAAAAGGGATATCAGTTAAGTTATCCCGTGTAGGGCATAAGCCATTGTCGAGACCACTCATTGAATGGTCTCTGCAATAACCGATGTCTTTCCATCAGTCCGCCACCGCAAAGAATCTTTTTTGCCATAAGGCAGGAGGTTCATCTTTCAGTGGCTGCCAGTGTTATTTCCCCACTTACTGGCTTGGGTTGTTTCGCGGTACTGCCGTAATGTACAAACTGGATTAACCAGCAGGAATCACACCATGCCGGGCAAATACATTTGCACTTCATTTGCCGCTCTCTCACGTGCAACATGAAGCAATCTTTTTCGCCCACCAACGCCCCACTTAGCCATTTGGCTTGCGCACTGGCTTATCGCTTTGGTTTCAGTGTTGATGATGTGATCGATTCTATTCAGACGGGACATTGCTCCAACGCCGAGACGGACAACCGTTTTGAAAACTTCATAAACTTCGATTTCAAATTCCGGCTTAATCCATGCTGCATATCTGATTGCCAGTAGTTCAACACCCCACACACCAGAATCAACCCCACCTTTTATTACTTTAAGTGGTTGAATTTCTTTCAAAGCTCTTTTTTGAGCTTTGGCTTTTAGTGCTGAAATGAACCGTTTAATCTGTGCACTCCTCAGAAAATTACTGGGGCGTTGAGATTCAGTTGCCTCGCCATTTGCAACTGCTGCTGCATGAAGATCGTTTAAGTTGTATCGTCCGTCTTCATCAACACGAACGGACACACCATTGACCATAACTGTTGGGTACTTCATCAGTGATCACCTTTAAGTGATGAACCTTGTCACACAGGATTCCGGCCCACAGAAAGGCACCGATCACCAAACCGGCATCCTCAAGGGTCATCCTGAAAGGTTCTGTGTTCAGAAGTCGCGCGTGTGAAGCGCATTTACTGCGGATATAAAAATGCCCCGCATTACGAGGCATTTTCATGAAAGTCACTTGTCAAATTTCTATGTGATGGAAATTATTTCAGGCATTGCGTCCTGATGTACTCCTGAAGCGTTCTCAGTGCTGCTTGGTCGCTGATGATTCCGTCCCGGATACCGAGAACGTTTCGTCCAGCAACTGGAGAGAGTTCGACGGTGGCATCATTGCCCATGCCGGAGGCGCTGGAGGTTTCGGCTGAGGATGACACAGGGCATTTTCCTTTGACGAGCACCCGACCACCATTATCAAGCTTGCGCCGAAGAGCATCATTTTCAGCTTTCGCATCAGCGAGTTCCTTTGTATATCTTGCATCGAGGGCAGCAACGTCACGCTGACGCTTCGTCATATCGGTAATTGTCGCGTTCGCCAGTGTCAGCTTATGAGTAACAGTGTCGCGCTGCTCTTTGTAGGTGATGGCGTTATCACGGTAATGATTTGCCAGCCGACCGGAAACAATTAGCGAGACGAGCAACAGGCCAACAAACATCGTTTTCCAGTTGAGCATCATGACAGGAACAGCGCTCTTTCTCGCCGCCTCCTAGGAAGGAGAATATCAGGGTCCTTACCAGCTTTTTTCCATAACAGGAAAGCATCTGCTGCTGCCTGGTAATTCTTTAAATTCAACTGGCGCAGAACGGTAGATCCAGCAAATGCTGATTTACCTATATTGAATATAAGGCTACATAGTGCATCATACTGGTTCTGATTCAGCGTGACGCGAACAAGACTACTTATAGCATCTTCAACCCACTGCAAATCCTCTTTAAGCAGTTCAGACGATTTTTCGGATGTGATTGTCATCCCTGATACGACAGGATTACCATCCACTTTTCCGGTATGTCCAACCCCAATGGTTGGTATCCCCCTGCTATCTGGATAGGCTTTTAGTCTTTCGCCTTCTTCACGTTTTAATCTGGTGATTCCGTTACTGCTGATTTGCATCATCGACTCCGGCTTTTTTAGCAGCGAAGCGTTTGATTAGCGAACCAATCGAGTCTGTGCCGATATAGCCGATAAATACACTCGCTATGTAAGCAAGATTGCTACTCAGCCCGGCGAAGACTAAAAGGTCACGAATGAACCAGGCGATAATGGCGCACATCGTTGCGTCTATTAGTGTTTTCTTAAACGCACCGCCATTATACCGACCGCGAAGGTACGCCATTGCAAACGCAAGGATTGCCCCGATGCCCTGTTCCTTTGCCGCCATCATGGCGGTTAACAGATCATGTTTTTCTGGCATCTTTTTCATGTCTTACCTCACGACCGTGAGGATTTGTTCAATGTTATGAATTGGTTGATATTGGAAAGAACAAATCCAGGATACAGTGATTAGTAACGTGGTTTGTTCGTGACTAAAGGCATGAGCAAATCAGGCAGGAGGCTGTTAGCGCAGTCTCTTGCCGCCCATTTTCACGAATCCCAGCCATAGCGCTGGGTTTTCTTTTGTGTAAAACGCCCTACCCCGTCGCCACGAATGAGCAAGGGTATCTGGATGTGTTCTGGTGATTGGTGATAGGGCGCTTTCAGAAATGTCGTGCAAATAAAAAAGCCGCCGCAGCGACTTAAGACTCACTAACGGCAGCTTATTCGCTTATGATTGCTCATTTGCTCATGGATGTCAACACAATCTATGCAACATGTTTAATTTTATCCACACGTTTACGACTATTGAAGGCATTTAGCATCGGTTGATAAAGCATGAACAGGGATGCCTTGAGTACGTCATCTACTTCTCTCCGACAGGTAATAAGAGATGGCTTGCGCATCCTTTCTCCGCCGCGGCCTGACATTTTGCGGGGACTTGCAGTCTTGTGATAGTAGGATGATATGGCGTACTTAGAGGAACCATGTGCGTAATAGCTAAGCAGAATGCCAAAAGCCTTTGTGTCGATGCGCATAACGGAATCTACGACCTGAGAAATCAACATTCCGTCATCATCATTGCACATTGGCCTTGTCATCACTCTTGATGGTTCTACCCTCTCCATAAACTGCGCTATAACGCTGCTCATGCGTTTTTCGAGTCTTCCTGAATAAACCCATGCCCCCCATAGCTCAAGCCACCCATTAAGCCAGTCATGCTGCTCTTTAGTGAGGTTCAATTCTCGTATACTCATGCAGCATTGCCTCCCGACTGCTTGTTCAATCCAAGCCGGTTCACCAGTTCACGCTGCTGTTTGGCCTGGTTAATGCTGGTTACGGTCATAGATACCTCTCCCGCCCTGATGAATCATTAAAACGCCGTTAACGATGGCGTGATACCTGGCTTCTTTGTCGTACAAATAACGCCTTACTGTGTTTCGATGGCACGATAAGCGCCGAGCGACTTCTGTCTGGTTTCCGTATGTCTCAATGAGCAATTCGGGGATGGTTTGGACAGTGAGTGTCATGCAGCCTCCAGTAGTTCCGTAATCATTGGCAAATTCCCGCACGTCTCAGTCACAACCAGTACAAGCATTCCGCCTTTAACCGCCTGACAGCGCTTGATGCGCATATCGTCTATCTGGCCGTCATCCAGCCAGAAGCCCGCACTGGTGAGTGCGTCAAAAACGGCCTTTGGTAGATTGTCCAGGTCGCGTTTGCGGTTATCGGGAGGTGCTGCGTGGATGGTGATTCTGATGCGTGGTGTTATTTTGATGTCTAACTGTTGTTGCTGAATTATTTCGATTACTTCTCGCCGGTATCGCTTTCCCCAATCGCTGATGTAGTGGATTCCTCGTGAGTGACGCCAGTAGCGATTATTGGATGGAGGCCACGGCAACGCTATACGGTATTCGTTCATCGCACTGTTACCCTCCCTTCGCGTGTTAACTTTTGCAACGTTAAGACAATGGCGCGGTCCATTTCTGAGCGTCGCTCTTCCCGGCTTAAATCTTTTCCGTTGTCGATGCGCTCATGGCATGGCGGGCAAAGCGCCGCTGTTAGGCTGTCGTCAACCTTTAGCCCAATTCCCTTTCCTTCGTTGCGATGCGCAGCCTGAACTCCATATCGACCACACAGAACGCAGCAATCTATCTCCCTTACTGCCTGAAGCCATTTATTGCTCCTGAATATCCTCATTAGACATATCTCCATTCGGATCTCGATATACCAGCCATTCGTTCACGCATTCAGCACAGGCGTAAATTTCATCAGGCGCCAGTTGCTTGTTACATCCGGCGCATAAGGCTCTCGCTATACTTTCCTGCTCGTAACTTCGATTGGGGTCAATCACCTTGTTTTCCTCGCACGTTCTCTAAGCCACCTGATGTCCCACAGGTGAGCCGTGTAATTGAAGGTTTTTACGTCAGATTCTTTTGGGATTGGCTTGCGTTTATTTCTGGAGCATTTCGTTGGAAGGTATTTGCAGTTTTCGCAGATTATGTCGGTGATACTTCGTCGCTGTCGTGCCATACGTCCTCCTTCGTCTCTGGCAGCGGGAAATTACCTACTGGCGACCGCTCGCACCGGATGCACCATCTGCACCAGTACGGTTGATCGGGCCGGAATCGGTAATCGTCTTTGCATTCTCCGCAGCGGTAGCAGTGTTTCATGCGGCATCCTGTCCAAAATCAAAGTCAAGTTGTCCGCCAAATATTTCACACGATTCCGAGCATGAGCCGGTATCGAACCGCTTCGCTCTAACCATTTCCTGATAAAGCGTCTGGTAATCACCATCGGCGTACATTTTGGCGATCCCATCAAGTGACAGATGCCCCCTATACATCACCTCTTTGGATGTTTGTCTGTGGCCATCACGCACATGCGCACCGGTAATCACTTCGTTGAATACACGTTCAAGACCAGGCTCATCTTTGCAGGCCAACCCTATCTTCTGAGTTGATTTTTTAATGCAGAAAATACAGTTCCCAAGATGCTCAGGGATTTGTAAATCGAAAGGTTGTTCTTTCCACCAATCCAGAATGTCACTTTTTTCGAAATCGGAGAGTTCAGCCAGATACCTGATTCCCGGCTTTGGCTTCAGCCGCTTTGGTTCGTCTGCTCGAATTCCAATCCATGTGGTGTAATTTCCGCGACCAAAATGGTCATCACAATATTTAGTGAAAGGGACAAGTTTTAGCCTGTCGGTGCAGAACGCGCCGCCGACATACGGAGTGCCGTATTTCTTAACCATGTCGATAAATGGTTTTAGCACTGGCATTCTTGTCTGGATATCCTTTGGCTCCCATACCGTATAACCATTTGGCTGCCCAAGCTCTGGATTGATATCTACCTGCAATACGGTGAGTGGTATATCCCAGAACTTCACAACCTCACGAACAAAACGGTACGTCATTGGATGCTCGCAGCCGGTATCCATGAAAACGTAATGAACGTCTTCACCTGCCTGTCGCTTTTGCTCCATTAGCCAGAGCAAATATGCTGACGTTCTGCCACCGGAGAAACTAACGACATTCATCATGCTGCCTTATCTCCCCATCTCGCTTTCCATTCCAGCGCTAACAGGGCTTCATCTGACCACTTAACGCCGCGCTCTGTACCGAATGCCTGTATAAGCTCTAATAGCTCCGCAAATTCACTTACACGCATCCTGCTGGTTGACTGGCCTATTACTACAAAGCCATTCCCGGCAAGGTTAGGGACAACATCCTGCTGCTTTAATGCTGCGGTAAACACACACTTCCAGCTTTCAGCGTCAAGCCATCGTCCATGCCAGTTAACCTGACGTGAGACATCACCAAGGCAAGCCCAAAGCTTCCGATTTTGGTCTAAGCTGCGGTTGCGTTCCTGAATGGTTACTACGATTGGTTTGGTTGGGTCTGGAAGGATTTGCTGTACTGCGTGAATGGCATTTTGCTGATGTGCTGGAGATCGAATTTCAAAGGTTAGTTTTTTCATGTCTTCCCTCTCCCCCAAATAAAAAGGCCTGCGATTACCAGCAGGCCTGTTACAAGCTCAGTGATGTAAATCGTCATACGTCAGCCCCTTGTGCATATCGCTTTCTGCGTCCATCAGGTGCATTTGATGCCGTGCAAATCTGTCTGGCTTCGTCCTGGTCACATGCAACAAAGTGTCCGTTGCAGAACCGCTGGTAAACCGTACCAAGCGAGCCAAAACGGTTTTTCGTCACAATGATTTCAGCAAATGGTGCGGCGCTACTGTTCTCGTCGTATACCGCTTCACGGTAAAGCATGATGATTGAGTCTGCATCCTGTTCAATGCTTCCTGAATCACGCAAATCTGCGTTTGTCGGGCGCTTGTTTGGCCGCTTCTCAACATCGCGTGAAAGCTGGCTTAGGGAGATAACTGGAGTTTTCAGGTCTTTCGCCATCGCTTTCAGGCTACCGGAGATATGTGCTATGGCGAGGTCATTACGTTCCGCTTTTGGTTTCTCAATTAGCCCGAGATAGTCAGCCATAATCAGTGACAGATTAGGATGCTCCTGCTTGTGGCGTTCGGAAATGGACCTGATTTCTTCGACAGACAAACGCGATGCGTCAACTACCCACACATCCAGATCTGCCAGCAACTTCATCCCGCTTGCAACTCTCGCCCATCCTTCATCGTCCATTCGTGACGGGTTACGCAGCACACTGACCGACATCATTCCTGCGCCGGCAATCCCTCTCTCAACAACCTGAATGGCGCTCATTTCCATCGAGAAAATCAACACACCGCGCCGGACGCCAGAACCAGGAATAACACGACTTGCCACGCCTTCGGCTATCTTCAGCGCCAGTTCGGTTTTACCCATACCAGGACGAGCAGCAATAATCACAAGGTCTTCTGCGTTCATCCCTCCGGTGATAGCATCAAGCTCTTCGATTCCGGTCTTCAGGGTATCAGACTCTTCTCCGTTCCTCAGACGCCTGTCAAGCGTGTCAGTGTAATCACTGATAATTTCCCCCAGTCGCACAGGTTTAACCTCGTCACGTGGCTTCCTGATGGCTGAAAGGCGCTTAACTAGATCGTCCATCGCTCTACCTGAAGCATCCAGCGTGCCGTTACTGATTGGCTCTCGCATCTCATCCAGTAACTGTAAAACCTGACGCCGTTGATAACTGTCTACAACCATTCCGGCATAACCTTTCAGGTTTGCAGCGCTGGGACATGACCGCGCAGTCATCATCACCGCCGTTGCGTATTCATCCCCGCACTCCTCGGCCACCATCAGTCCATCAATCAGGTTCCTGTTTCTGGCCTGCTTTCGAATAACTTCAAAAGCTTTCCGGTAAAGCGGAATTGAGAATGCTTCAGGCTCCAGCGTTGCCAGAACGTCACTCGCGGTTGGTGTTAATCCACCAATCAGCAAGCCACCGATAACGCTCGCTTCGATATCCTGTCTCATGCAATCCCCCTGTCTGCAAACTTCCCTTCCCGAACTCCCGTTAACGAATCTTCCCTCAGCAGGTAATCAAAATCAGCCGTCCAGCCTGTGTCGTTGTCTCCGAAGTAAAACGGCTTGGCCTGATGCACAAACGCCCTGATATACGCCCTGAAACCGTCCACGTTTGGCGTTTTCAGTTGCGGGATGATTTTCTTCAGGCGGCGTTTCCGTTTCTCGTTGACCGAAACAGCATGTGGAAGTCTGTCACCAACTTCGGTGTTGTAGGCGTTCAGGAAGGATTCATAGTCGATTCGTTCTGCCTTGCGACGTTCAGGTTTAACCTGCCCATTGCCGCCCCCGTTAGGGGGTAAGGGGGGATTTGTATTTATTGTCTTTTGTGTTTGACTGATTCGGTAAATTGGTTTTTACCGATTTGGTGAAGGTTAGTTTTACCGATCTGGTAAATGTTTTACCGAATCCGTTAACCTTCGTCTTCCACTCGGAAATATTTTTATTCATACCAACCTGACGCCCCACCTGAGTGAGAACCCCCATTCTGATAAGCTCGTTTTTGGCGGTAGAACATTTGGTTGGCGCCATGCCAGTGAGTTCAGCGAACTGTTCATTTCCGATCCAATCTATTTTTTTGTTATAACCGTATGTCTTGCGCCACACAGCCATAACAATCAGTAGCTGATGTTGAGTAAGCCCAGAAAGCATGACAGCTTCCAGCAGTGTATTTGCAGTCCGGGTGTAGCCATCGTCGAGTTCTGCCACGCGATGCTCCACAACCTCCAGATGAGGTTTTATCGGTGTAACTGTTGCAAGATTACTCATGACCTTTCCTCTTCAGTATTAGCTTCACTTTCTCCAACTCAGCCCGAAATCGACCAGGCTGTTTGAAGCTGGACAGGAAGCGATCACGTAGTATGTTTTTGTGTAATTTGTCCTGGTCAGGACTGAGTTGTTTTGGCATAATTACCCCTGTTGATTGATCCAGTCTTTCTACATCAGGCCTCGAAGAATTCGCCGTTCTTCGGGGCTTTTTCTTTTGTCAGGTAGGTAGCAAGTCGCCTGGTGAGCTCTGCCATTTCCTCGTCTTCGATTCCATACTCCAGAACCGCAAGCATCATGCTGACCTGAGAGAAGAAACCGTTCTTCCATCGGCTTACCTGGTATTCAGGAACACCCATAGCTTTAGCGAATGTCTTCTGGCCCATCATGGCTAACTTGTTGAGTAAAGTGGACTCAATGCGAGCCGCCTTCTTGCTTTTAGTTGCAACTACGTTCATTCAAAATATTCCTTAGAAATTAGATAGAGTTGGATTCGCAAATACACGCAAATCCGTTTAATAGATTTACCGCGTTGTCGGCGGTTCAGATTGGTAAAGAGCGTTGATACTTAACTTGCTGCCAGTAAGTCGGCTAAATCAGGACGAAGTTCTCTGGCTTTAATTCTTCCTCCTGTAGCTTTTACGATTGCTGCCACATACTTAGCGTCAATGCCGCCACCATGTAACCAACGCCATACAGTTGGCTGCTTAACTCCACACAAAGAGGCGAGTTTTTGCTGGCTTCCTGCAATGGCAACAGCTTTTTGTATTGCTTTGTTAGTCATTGCTTATTCCCTTTCGTATAACACACAACAAATAATAGCAATGAGTATTAACCAAAGCAATAGCAAAACGTGTTTTGACCATTAATACTCAAGCGTATAAATTGAATATTATGAAAAAAGAAACTCTCTCTGACCGTCTCAACAAGGCAATGGAACTGGCTGGTATGTCTCAAGGTGCTCTCGCTAAAGCGTCAGGCGTTGCTCAGCCAACGATCTGGCGTTTGACAAGTGGAAACGCTCGTGGGTCAACAAAGATTGTTGAAATAGCAAACGCGTTAGGTGTTAATTCGGAATGGTTGTCTACCGGGATTGGTCCTATGAAAAAAGATGGAACTACTCCGATAAACGCATCTCCATCTTCGAACACATTTAAAATCGATATCCTAGATCTTGAAGTTAGCGCGGGTCCTGGCGTTATCAATCGAGAATTCGTGGAAATACTCCGCTCGGTTGAGTATTCGCAGGATGATGCCAGACACATGTTCGATGGTAGAAAGGCTGAAAATATCCGCATCATAAATGTGCGCGGGGATAGCATGTCAGGAACTATTGAACCAGGAGATTTGTTGTTTGTAGACGTAAGCATCAAAAACTTCGATGGAGATGGGATATACGCCTTCCTCTATGACGATACTGCACATGTTAAGCGGCTCCAGAAGATGAAAGATAAACTATTGGTCATATCTGATAATAAGAGTTATTCAGCTTGGGACCCAATTGAAAGAGATGAAATGAATAGGGTTTTTGTCTTTGGAAAGGTGATTGGAAGCATGCCGCAGACATATAGGAAGCACGGTTAGCCAGCCAATGGCCTGATGAGATATTCGGGTGATGTAGAAAGACGAAATCGTTAGCGCTTGCCCGCCACACTTTAACAAGGAAAATCAAATGGTTAATCAGATAAGGTCCATATCACCCCGCCAAGGAAACCTCCAGTTATTTCCTGTAAAAGAGGTTGAAGTTGAAGGCGTGGCAATGGGAGTTCTTAACGATGGAACGCCATATCTTACCGGCCGAGGACTGGCTGAAATGTGTGGCGTGCATCATAGTGTAATTCAGGATATTTCTTCTGATTGGGCTAGCGAACGCCTTAAACCTCGTGGAAAAAAAATCGACACTGTTCTCCTTGATCAGGGTATAGATGTTGACTCACTTTACATACCATCTTCAGAAACTAAGCGGGACCATTATCCATACCCTGATTATGTTTGCATGGCAATTCTTGAGTATTATGCGTTTGATGCAAGCCAAGCAAACAACGCCACAGCTCTTAGAAACTATCGTCTTTTAGCAAGGCAAACACTTCGTGAGTTTATTTTTAGAAGTGTTGGTATTGATCCAAGAAATCCAGTAAGCGGCGCCTGGAAGTGCTTCCAAGAGCGCATTATCCTTAATGATAAAATCCCAGCCGGGTTCTTCAGTGTATTCCGAGAGATGGTGGATATCACTGTGCCTTTGATTAATGCTGGATTTGAATTGGGCCCTAAAACTGTTCCCGATATTAGCGTTGGAACTCGATGGGCAAACCACTGGAAGCGCAACAATCTGAGCAAAAAATATGGGGAAATACAGAAACATCCTCATGTCTATCCGGACTGGTTTCCGCAGAGTAAAGCCGGGAAAGTGCCAGCGAATATATATCCCGAAGAAGCTTTAGGTGAATTTCGCAGATGGCTTAGGGAAGACTATGTCCCAAAAGGTTTTAAGGATTATCTTGCTGATAAGGTCCAACAAAAAGTCATAGAAAACGCCAAAGCCATTGAGGTTTTGGAAAACCTGCAAAGACCTGAGTTACCTAACAAGAAGAATTGATCAACGCCCGGCCACAGCGCCGGGTTTTCTTTTCCCTACTCTTCCAGTAGCTTCACAGCAAGTTTCATGCACTGCAACTGGTCGTCATCCCACTTATCCAGACCTTTCGCTATCTCCGTACGAATAACGTCAGCTATAGCCACTCTTTTGGTCTTATGACCCTCCGCAACCATAGCAAACACGACATCACCGACAATCCTGCACATTTCCTGATAGCGCAACTGCGCCAGTTCCTCGTTTTTCACACAGATTCCTCGCTCGTTTTTTGTTCAGAACAGTATTGCATAGAGGATTTATAAAAATAAATTCATTTTGCTATCAACAACATAATAACAAAAACCATTAATTAATAACAAAACGTATTGATATGAATAATACTAAATGCTATTGTTTAGCCATCAGCAGGACGCTGGTAGCCAAACGGAAAGGCAACGCTCTTTAACTTCGATGATGCGCTGACAAAGCGCGACAAGATACCAAACGAGATGGGTTTGGGTTGCAGGTAGAAGCCAACCTCTTCGGCGGAGGCGCTCGGCAATGAGTACGCGGTCAGGGTTAGTCGCCTGGCTATCTGCAACACCAAAGCCATTTCACATGAGGATTAAATCATGACGGTTATCACCTACGGGAAGTCAACGTTTGCAGGCAATGCTAAAACTCGCCGTCATGAGCGGCGCAGAAAGCTAGCCATAGAGCGCGACACCATCTGCAATATCATCGATTCAATTTTTGGCTGCGATGCTCCTGATGCTTCTCAGGAAGTTAAAGCCAAAAGAATTGACCGCGTTACCAAAGCCATTTTGCTTGCCGGAACGCGTCAGAAGAAAGTTGAAGTAACAGCGGTTAAGAAGAACCGCATTTACTACCGGGACGTTAACCCGCCCGGGAATAAAATCCACGCCGTTCAGCGCATGAGGCTGAGCAGTAAACCACTTATTTGAGGTGAGATATGGAAGAAGAATTTGAAGAATTCGATGAGCACCCTCAGGACGTGATGAACCAATACCAGGAATATCCATATGGCTACGACTATTGATACCAACCAATGGTGTAGTCGCTTTGTGAAATGCAAAGGCTGCAAGCTTGATGCTGAATGCATGGTGAAGCCTGAGGAAATGGCTCTTGTTAGGGAGGATGGAAAAATTGTCGATAAATGGGCAATACGAACTACGGCAATGATTGCCAGAGAACTTGGCAAACAGAAAAACAAGGCTGCCTGATGGTGGCCTTTATTTTTGGCATAAACAATAGAGGCGAAGATGAATTATACACTCGGACCATGGCAATGGTGGACAAGTAACAGCTTTCTGCGATTAAGCAGTCAAGATACAGGTAAAGATGGTGGTGTCATCGACTCTTATGTCATGAAGGATGGTCACTCATCACTAATCGTTAGCAAAGGAGATATGAATCTGATAGCAGCAGCACCTGATTTGCTCGAGGCTCTTCAATTGGCTGAAAAAGCGATGGCAGAAGGACGCAATGTGACCTATCCGGAGTGGTACGGGGTAATCAATAAAGCTCGCGCAGTCATCAGCAAGGCTCTTGGGGAGGAGTGATGGAAATAAATAAAGAGCAAGCATCAGAAATTATCAAACTTATCGAACAAGCATTACTTGATGGGTTTGATGATGAAATTTTGGTTTCGCTACACGAAAGTCTTACCAAATTTGTCAGCGAATAAGCACCTAATGACCATTTTAATAGTGGTCATTGTGAGCAATATCGCTCGTAACCAAACGAGGACGACGACTCGTTCTGGTTAATCGAAAAATCATCCCTTGATAGTCTTGCCGCTCGCAGTCAGGGCGGCTTTTTTTCGCATACCAACAGCGCTTCATTCGAGGCATTTTTGTTATGCAAATTAACTAAGGAGCACGCCATGCAATATCGTCTTGCCGGGTGGCCCATTGCTGGCTGCCCTTCTGAATCACTTCTCGACAGAATTACCAGAAAATTACGAACCGGATGGAAACGTCTGGTCGATATCCTGAATCAACCAGGAGTGCCGTGTAATGGATAAATCACTTATGGCTATTCAGTCTAAATTCGCAATTGCTGTTTATCTTGGTGACAAAATAATGTATCGCGAAGCTGTAGAAGCCTTTCGCGAATGGAGGTTGAAATGATACCAGTGGATTTAGCAAGGACACCGGAGTTGAGCAGGTTAAAACGTCAGTATCACCTGACAGAGGCAATGTACTGGCGCAAGTCAGGTAATAAATCGATGAAAAGAAATTGCCTTTCATTAGCCAAAAACGAGCGAATAAACAAAGGTGAATTTCTGGCTAATCCTTCCGAATTACCATTCTGAGGTGAATTATGGATTTGAATAAATTCGACGCCCCATTCAATCCTGAAGATATCGAGTGGAGAATACAGCGAAGCGGAAAAACACGCGATGGGATGGTGTGGGCTATGGTGCTGGCTTATGTCACGAACAGGGCAATCATGAAACGCCTGGACGATATTTGCGGAAAAGCAGGATGGCGCAATGAATATCGCGATATTCCAAACAATGGCGGCGTTGAATGCGGCATATCAATCAAGATTGATTCCGAATGGGTAACTAAATGGGATGCTGCTGAAAACACACAGGTAGAAGCCGTCAAAGGTGGCCGCTCCGGCGCAATGAAGCGTGCTGCCGTTCAGTGGGGAATTGGTCGGTATCTGTATAACCTTGAGGAAGGTTTTGCGCAGATATCCAGTGATAAGAAACAAGGATGGCACAGGGCCAAACTGAAGGATGGAACAGGATTTTACTGGCTCCCTCCATCGCTGCCGGACTGGGCCATGCCATCATCATGCAATCAACCATCACCAGAAAATACCAACCAGAAATCTCCATCGGTTGACTGCGAACAAATCCTGAAAGACTTCAGCGATTATGCAGCAACAGAAACTGACAAGAAAAAGCTAATTGAGAGATATCAGCATGACTGGCAATTATTGGCTGGTCACGATGATGCGCAGACAAAATGCGTTCAGGTAATGAACATCAGAGTTAACGAACTAAAACAGGCGGCATAAATGGCTAGTAGAGGCGTAAATAAGGTGATCATCTTAGGCCGGGTCGGACAAGACCCGGAGGTTCGTTATTCACCATCAGGGACGGCGTTCGCTAACCTGACAGTCGCTACATCAGAGCAGTGGCGAGATAAACAGACTGGCGAACAAAAGGAGCAGACTGAATGGCATCGTGTTGCCGTAGTCGGGAAACTTGCTGAAGTCGTAGGGCGGTATGTGAAAAAAGGTGATCAGGTTTATTTCGAGGGAATGCTGAGAACCAGAAAGTGGCAAGACCAGACAGGGCAAGACCGCTACACCACTGAGATTAATGTTGGAATTAATGGTGTGATGCAAATGCTTGGAGGCACTGGCGACAGCAAACAACAAGCAGCCGACAGGCAGTCACAGAAACCACAGCAGCAACCATCACCAACACAACATAACGAGCCACCGATGGATTTTGATGATGATGTACCATTTGCACCAGTAACTCTCCCCTTCCCTCGTCACGCTATTCACGCAATTTAAGGACTTACATGAATCATTTAATGGTTGACCTTGAAACAATGGGCAACGGGCCATACGCGCCCGTTATTTCGATTGGGGCAGTATTCTTTGATCTGAAAACTGGAGAAACAGGAGAAGACTTCTCGGTTAATATCTCGCTCGAGTCATCAATGCGATACCGGGCGCGTCCTGATGCTTCAACCATTTTATGGTGGATGGAACAGGGAGAAGATGCCAGAAAATCGCTAACCAATGACACTCAAGAGCTTTCAACGGCTCTTTCATGGTTATCAGACTTTATCGCAAAGCACGCCAACCCTAAATTCGTTCAGGTTTGGGGAAATGGCGCATCATTTGACTGTGTGATTCTACGAAATAGTTATGCTCTGGCCGGGCACCAAGCGCCCTGGCAGTGGTGGAATGACCGCGACGTCCGAACCATCGTCGAGCTTGGAAAGGCAATTGGGTTCGACCCTAAACGAGATATGCCATTCGAAGGAACTCGACACAACGCGCTTGATGATGCCATTCACCAAGCCAAATACGTTTCAGCAATCTGGAAAAAGTTAGCTAAATAATCACCAGGTGAAAACATGCCAGCGCCTATGTATGGTGCGAATGACCCGCGCCGCTGTTCCGGCAATTCCGTCTCGGAGGTGCTGGATAAATTCAGAAAAAACTACGACCTGATAATGTCACTACCGCAGGAAACGAAAGAGGAAAAGGAATTTCGCCACTGTATATGGCTTGCAGAGAAAGAAGAACGCGAGCGAATTTACCAGACATCCATCCGGCCATTCCGCAAAGCCACTTACACCAAATTTATTGAAATAGACCAGCGCCTTCGTGATTACCGTTCGCGTTACGGCGCTATCAGCAATAACTGAGGAATTCATCATGAGAGGTTTGTCCTACGACCCCGGTATCCTGCCATCTGAAATGATTATTCGACACCGCTTCAAGCCCATCAACGATATTCCACGCGAAGAAATGCTGGCGAGAAAGAGTTTTCCATCAGTGAATGAAAACAAATATCTGAATGCAATGTTGCGGAGTGGGAAGAAATGAAAGAAGTGAAAATATACACGATTGTCAGTGACCAGTTATCACCACCAATAACAGGAGAATCATTCTGTACTGATATGGTGCGTCATAGTGATTATGCGGAACTTGATGCTAAATACGCGGCGTTAGCGGCGGATAACGATAAAGCAATGGAGTCACTTAAGCAGGCTAATGCAGTTGTTAAGTTGGCACACGAGAAGTTTTCGGCGATGGCAGCGGAGAACACTGCACTGAAAAAATCAGAGGTCGAATTCAACGAATATTGTCGTCGCGAGTGCGAGGACGTTGGCGATACGTGGGAGGACGATTTCACTGAGACCCCAGCCACCGACGCGTTTCTGGCTGAGGTGCGGGCGCAGGCTCACAAGGAAGGCGCTTACTTTGTTGCTAACCGAATGCTGGCCGCATGGGATGCAGGATTTATCGACGACACAGCAAAGAACGCTGCGGACATCGCACGAATGATACTGACCTCCACAGAATTTATGGCTGATGCGCCGGAAGGCGATTTTGATCGCTCATTCGCCGATGGCGTTCTCGAAGGTATCGCCGCCCAGCTTCGCAAAGGAGTGCAGTCATGATTACGGGAACCTCAAATTACGACGAAGTGCCGACGATACCCTGCAAAATCTGCGGCGGTTATTTCAAAGCCGATGATCCAGAAAGTCACAAATGCGAGGAGTCAGCCCAATGAGCAACATCGACAAACAGGCGCTGCGTATTGAGAGGGGGTGAGATGAGTAACTTCCACGAACGCAAAGTTCGTCGAACTGAATATTACCAACGTTTCGTTTTTGGCTGGAAGCTGCGTCCCTGCACGGCGTGTAACGGCAGTGGTTATTACGACCACAACGGTAGTCCGAAATGCTCGTCCTGCAATGGCACAGGCAAAGAGCGGTACAAACCAAATTAGTAGAATTACGGCAGAAATTAAACGCCGCCGGCATCGGCAAGGGGAAGTGACTATGTGGCGAGGATTAAATCGCGGCGGCAGCCAGATGATTCTAACTGCCTACGAATACGATCCGGAAACCGAAAAATCTCAGTCTGTTTACCTTCTACGGCATCACAGCAAGGTTAAGAAGACCACGCTTGAACAGAAACTGACAGTTAAGAACGACTCCTTCGGGCGGTTTAAGCCTTTCGTTGAACTTGAAGATTTTCCGGAAGGGCTTAGCGAACGCGAAGCAATGCTGAAATTAGCTGACTGGCTGCACCGACTTAGTGTGGCTATCGAAGATAACTGGAGTACGCCATGACCACTATTACCAAAGAATGGCTACAGCA